CACGCGGGTTCCCCTCCCCACAGAATAAGCTGAATCTCACGTGGCGCACAATCCTCACAGGAGCCAGCGGCGCTTGTAGTCGCAATTTCAACATGGACAAGTCCGGGAGCGGGCACGATGAAGAGGCTTGAAAGGTACTGCTGTCTCGACCACGTTTTCCCGAAGAAGTTAGCAACCTCGGGGCGCTTTGTGCCAAATTCAGACCAGATCGGCACGTCGGTACAAGTCTCGCGAAATTGAAACGAATCTATCCCAGCAGGTGCGTCTCCCCCGCCAGCCTTCGAATCGCCCGTGAAAGTGTAGGCCCAGATTGCGGAGCCGGGTTTCATGTAAACCTGATACTCAAAAGATCCATGCGCGGGAATCGGGAAAGCGGTCACGTCGTTAGGCACGCACCAGGCTTTCGAGCGAAACGCTTTCGACTTCCGCAGGTCGTTGAACTGCTCAATGACAAGCGCTTTGAACTTCAGATTGCAGCGCTGCTTGGTATCAAGCGCATATCCGTCGATGATCGGGAACGGAAGTGTACTCATGCGACCTCGCTCGGCGCAACGGTTTGCGGGGCTTGCTCAACTGGCGGCTTTACTGCGGCGGACAGACCTTCGATAATTCCGGGAAGCATTCGCTCAATTGTATCGCGGTCCTCCTTTGAAAGCGTTCCGGCCTCGATATCGCGCTTGACCGCGAGCAGGTCGATGCTGACTTTCGTTCCGGATATTTTTACGGCTTCTTTTCTCATATCGACTTTGCCGCCGTGCGATTGATCCGGTAGACCTTGATTCCCGGAAATACGAGCTGTAACGGGTTTGTTTCGCCGCTCAAATCCTGAATGTCGATCAGGATTTTAGAACCCGCTGGAAAGAAGTGCGACGGTACAACTAGCGTTGGATCGTTGGAGGCTTGCGAGAGAGCACCCGAATTGAGGTACCCGCTTTCGAGGCGATAACCCGTTGCGTCCGTGCGCCTCACCTGAAAATCGCCCGTGTAAAGCGAGATGTACCAGGCGAACATGTAGAAGTCCGAATCCGTCTCAATCGCCACGGTGTCACCGATGATCTGCTGGTTTGCCGTGAGCTGATTGTTCGGCGGATTGTACACGTAGGAGTAGGGCTTGATCTCCATTCCGCTTGCGGCCGGGTCCGCCATCATCATGCCTTGAAAGTAGTCGGGTGCGAATTGGTTCATCGGGTAAGCAGGTGACATTTTTTCCTTTTTTTGGCCTCGGTCGCTTTCTCATACTCCGGTCGTATTACGATTTCTCGACAGCCGCTTATTCAGCGCCCATTTCCAAGCCGCGCGTGCTCGTGCTGGACCGGGAGAGCTGATCAATCCCAGATAATGCCAGCCGAATAAAAGATCGCTTACAAATTTCATCTTCCACTCACTCCGAATGTCGAACGCTCAAACCCCAACGCAATACTTAATCGCGGTGAGGCCAAAACAAAAGATGCAAGCCGGAAAGCCCTCGCACGGAGGAGACGCGAACTCCCCGGCTCAACACAACCCGGCGAACCGGGTAACCCTCGAAGGCGGTCCTCTGATTTCCCGCCCTCAAAAGATTTACTGAACGCCGCGCGCGTACAGGCCGATGAGCTCGACCAGCAGAATGGCGCCGACGCCAACGGAAGAAAGCACCTGTCCGGCATTGTTGCCGTCCAGATACCCATTGAAGCTCATCTGATTCGCGATGACCAGTTTGACGGCCAGCATGTTCATCGACTGACGGCCGGGTAGACCGTTGGTGTAGAACGATTCCGCCGTTTTGGTGGTATATCCGGAAATCCCCATTCCTGAGGAGAAGTGCCGGATGTTGGCGCGCTGATAATTCTTCTTGCCCAGATCGAACTCGAAAGCCCAGCTGTTCAGAAGAGTGGTCAGATCGGAGCGCAAAATATCCTCCGACCAGTGGAACCGGACGCCAAAAACCGCGAAGGCTTCGGGCGCGTCCAACTTGCCGTTCTGATCCATGTTGGTTTGCGCGTAGGATTTGCCCGACGCGTTGCCGACATTGGTGAACCAGGAGGCGTTTGTGAGCGTGATCGACGCCCCGGCGACATACGTAACCGTATCGTAGACCGGAGTGTCTTCCACATCAAGCTGGTTCGAGATGTAAATCTGACCTCGAAAACTGTTGATGATGAACTGCTGTTGAGCGGTGATGGCGGCGGCGGCAGATGCCTGAAGCGCGGCGGCGGCGGCGGTGGCGGACTGATTGTAGCCCGCGGCGACGGTGGTTGACATGTTTGGGTTCATATTTGTTAGTGTCCTTTAAGTGGCGTTATCTGGGTTCCTTTAGGCCGCAATGCTGTAAGGAGCAGGATAGGCCCCCGACAACACTCCGCCTCCCATTGGACCGCCGGCCTGCGGATTGCCGCGCATGATCGGATTTTCCGGTATCGCGTACTTCGCGCTCACGAAATCTCCGAACCGGCCGAGGCCAATCGTTGAGCCGATCGACGGCGCCCAGGTGTTGATTGCGAGCTGGCCCGCGGCCATCATCGAGCCGATGCCCACGAACAGGCCCAGATCCTTGTCCCATTTGCCGACAAGCCATCCGGAGGCGAGCGCGATTCCCGCCGAGATCAGGACCGGCATAACTCCGCCTCCCCCTGTCAGACTGGTAGGAACGAGACCCATTGCGAGGTTGTTCGTTCCCAGACCGACGAGCGCCGCGGCGGTGTTTTCGACCACCTTCATGACGGTTCCACCGGCGATCCCGAGTGGATTGCGCGACCGGCGATGCCGACTGACTCGACGAACCGGATTCGACCGGCGGCGCCGCGCATTGGTTCGGCGGCGATGGTGCCGGGTTGGATTTGAGCTTCTTCGACGACGCACAGCGGACGCATGACGCGGTCTGCTGGCGCGACGACGTTTTGTTCTTGCCATTGTTGAGACCTTCTTTCTTTTCGGATTTATGAAACCCAACGTCAGCATGTGCGCGGGGTTTGACGAAGACGGACTTCGTCGGTTGGCCATGGGCCGCGCGTGTCTCGGGTGAGAACGCATAGCCCGCGGATTAACGACCTTCGTAACTCTGGTGATCATCATCGGAAACACCTTTACCGATTAATGGAATGCGGACGCGAAATTTGAAAAATCACCTGAGTGTTTGCCGTATCGATTCCGGCAGTGGTTCCCTGACGGCCGACGATGACGAAATTCGGCGCCTGGCTGATGTTGAACCAACCGGACGACGATGCCGTCGAATCCATCAACGCGAAGTGAACGAACGGCCAGCCTGCCGAGATGTCTGAGTTTGGCAGGTTCCAATTGGTGGTGATGGCCAATGAAGTATCGAGAGTCGAGTTGGGACTCAGCGAGACATTCAATGTATTGAAGCCTAGGGCCTGGGCTTGTGTCGGTGCGACGTTTCCTGGCCCGCCTGCGTTCAAGTAGTTTACAATCATGCTGGTAATGCTCCTTTTCTGGCGGCGGTCGCCGCATAGTGGGTTAAGGTCGGTAATTCGTGGTCCTGTTCATAGAGGACCTGTTTGTAGCCCAGGTGCGCGGCCTGCACTTTCCAGGCGCAGTAGGCTTTGATGCCCAGCTTGCGCGCGCGCATGAAGAAACTGTGATCTTCGCCGCAGGGCGGGATCATATCGAACGGGGATTCGTGCAGCTCGGTCACGATGCGCTCGAATACTGAACGTCTGACCATCAGACAGCCGCCGCCGGCTGAATCGATTTCGAAAATCTCCATGTCGTGCGCTTCGCGTGGAATCGCGATCGGCTCATGGCGCCGGGTCGTTTCGTTGAAGTGATAGAGCGTCGGCACGTTTGGATTGCTCTTGTAGGCATAGACGCCCGTTAAGATGTCGATTTTGTACGACTCCATCGTGCGCACGAGGCGCGCGCAGAAATCGGGGTCGAATACCAGATCGGTATCGAGCTGCAGAAGCCAGTCGCCCCGCATTTTTTCCGCAAGTTCGTTGCGCGCCGCCGCATGGAGACTTACTTGCGCGCGGGTATAGTGAATCTGCTGATCTTCCTGGCACAACGCTTCCGAGTTGAACTCGACCATCTGCGTCCAGGACCAGACGAAGGGTTCTGGAAGGCTCATGATGCCGCCCATGTATCCCACTGTGCCGATGGTTTTCTTCCTGGTCATGGTTGATTTTGGGTTGGCCTCGCCGACGTTTGCGGCTTCGACGTATTGTGATTGCTCGACATGCAGCTTGTTCATAATGTGGCCACGATTCCCGTCCCCGATTTGCCCCAAATGTGTACGATTCTGGCCCATAGCGTGAGTTTTAGACCCGCCGCTTTGATCCAATCGAAAAACTCAACGCGCGTGATTTCGCGATAGTGGTACGCTGCTATTCCGGGGTAGTATTCTTTGGCGTCCGGAGGTCCGCCGCGGTCATCGTGCGGAATTGTGGCGACCACAACTCCGCCGGGTCGAAGCACCGTCTTTGCTTCGAGCAACGAAGCGACGGCGTCTCTCGTTTGCATGTGCTCCAGGATCTCGCCGAGCACAACCGAGTCGAATGAGTTGGGCTTGAAAGGCAGGCGGCGGGCGTCCGCAAGCGCATGGGCCGGAATGTCCAAGCCCGTGTGCTCATCTTTTCTGAACAGGTCAATATTTACGCCGCCGCGGCTTGCGATCCCGGCACCATCGGAGTTGCAGCCGACGTTCAAGGCTTTCCCGATGGCGTACTTCGCCTGAAAGGGATACTGGCCTTCGTAAATCATCGGGTCTTTGATGGAATCGTTCAAGCGACCGCCTCCACTGGACGCGGAACAAGCCGCATTGCGCTGTTCTGATTCGACGTGTCTTTCATCGGAAATCCTGCTGTTTGTCGCAAATCCTCACGCGCCCATTCTTCCCACTGATCGACGAACTTCTCCCAGCCGAAAAAGCTTTGCGCCCAGGGCATCATCTCGGCGCGGATCGCGTCCTGGCGTTCGGGATCGCTCGCGAGCTTTATCAGCTCGAGCGTGTAGCGCGCCCGCGTCAGGTTATCGTTGTACGGATCGCCCTCGATGAATACACCGTGCTTCACGTTGTCGCCGATCGCCCAGGTAGGCGTTGTGATCGGGATCGCGCCCAAGGCCTGCGCATCCATGCAGGTAATACAGCTTGTTTCGGTAAAGCTCGAAGGGTGACACCATATACCGGCTTTGAGCCACTCCTGAATCAATTCCGGTTGCGCCGTACGGCCGTGAACTTCGATTCCCGGCTGATCGAGCCGCCGGCGGATGTCGTTCGTAATCGAGCGGACCCGCGAACTTCGCTCCTCGATCTTTTCGATGTTGTTGAAGCCGTAGTAAACGTGCAACTCGAGATCGGGAATAACTTCGAGTGCGCGGCTGAAAACGGTGGTCAGGTGCAAGAGCCCGCGGTCAGGACTCGATGCGTACATCAGGCGTTTGGGGTTTCGCGCCGGCGGATTCTTCAACGCCTCGGCGATCAGCTCCGACTTGATGCCGTTCGAAGAAACGCAGATCTTGTGAGCGAGATGGGGGAACCGCAGGCGCATATAAAACGCGTGGGTTTCGCACAGCGTAACAATGCGCGTGAACTTTTCGGCGCGCTCTGCGGTCAAAGTCGGATAATCGACATCCTGGCAAATGAGCCATGCCGGTTTTCCCGGCTCGACGTCGTCAATCGACTGTGGATCGCGATAAATCACCCAAACGCCATCGCGTCTCCAGATATTCTGATCGTTGTCGCAACGCTCCCACGTCACGCCGTGCGGGTTCACGACCGGCTCTTTGAACGGCGTCGGCCCGTACGAATAGACATCGTGGCCGCGATCCGCAAGGCGATTCGACATTTCAATATGAGACGTCTCGGAACCGCCGATACCAACGGTGTCGGGATTGGTCCAGTCCCACGGTTCGAACGACGGCACGCTTAAAAACACAAATTTCACTTCGCGATTCCTCCGTTAACAACCTTCTGCGCCATATAACCCGTTGCGAACTCCGCCACGGCGCCGATCTTTTCGTTCATGGGCTTCTCCCGCATGATTTCGTAGGCGATGAATGCCGCCGCGCCGATCAATTGGACCCACGGATCCATAAACGCCACGCCGAAGCCCAGCGCAGCATGTCCCCACGCGCACGAGTTGGGCGGGAAGTACGGGATTGCTTGCGCGTAGTTGATAAGTTCGTTCATCTCATTTACTTCAACCCCCAATTCCTGGGCTTGCGCCAATGTCGTATCGCTTCGGCAAAACCTTGTAGCGCCCACCGTACAGCGCCATGCTCGGATTCCGCGGTTCATAGACCAGCATTGGAATCACGCCGCGCGAATGTTCCTTGCCGAGCGTGTGGTAGAAGTCGACCAGTTCCTCCCCGTTTTTCTCGAAGCTCTTTTTGGTCCGGTAAATCAACTCGAGCACCCCACCGATAATCATGTGCTCCCTGAAGTCGTCGGGTTTGAGCCCCTTCTTTTCGAGCATCGTCTTGGGGATTTCCTGATCGCCGCCGCGGAAAAAGATCTGATCGCCCGTTTCGTTCACCGTGACATACACTATGTCCGCGGCTTTGGCCGTGTCGGGATCGGGCGCGTTCAACTGGATCTGCTTGCCGTTTTCCATTTGAACGACCATCGAAGTGAGCGTGCCCATCGCCGTCAATTTCGAATGGACGTGAACGCGTTCGACAATCTCAATCACTTCTTCCGATGGCATCCCGTGAAACAGCTCGTACATTGCTTCGGCTTGTTCGCTGGGGTTTTTGGTTCGCCCGCCCTTGAATAGTTTTGAAAGTGCCGCCGATGCTTTCCTGGCGACCGAAGTGTGACCGAGCGCACTCATCACGAGGCCCGCTCCGGGGTTCGCGCGTCCCGACTTCCCGTAGATGTGTTTGCGCGTTGCCCAGGTCCGCGAAGTGTACGCCGAGCGCATTGAAGCGGGCGTGCCTTTGATCGTCGCGACCGCGTTCCCGATGTCGCCTTCGAACTCGCCGCGCATGACCTTGATTGCGTTGCCGTACGCCTGCATTTGTTCGCGTCGGGAGCCTTTGGGATTGTACTGGCGCGTCAGGGTTCCGATGCGTGCCTTGCGCATCAGGTGAGACTTTTTCGCGTTGCAGGATTTACAGCCCCACATAAGATTTTGCTTTTCGCCGTGCGATTCGTTGCCGTCGATGTGATCCACACCCACGTTTTGACCTGATCCGCAGTAGCCGCACTTCTTTGGGTTCGCCGGCCGATTCACTCTTGAATTAGCGCGATATCGCTTTGCCCGATCGGTGATCGTTCCAACTGCTTTGAAATTTTGCATTGGCCTCACTGGAGACTCCTCTTCGCGTCGGCATGCGAACGTTCGACATGGCGGGATTGAGAAACCCACACCCTACAATGTCGAGCCTTCAAAGCCAGACGTGTCGCAATTTGAGGCGAGGCCAACATCAAAAACTAACGTCCCTTCTTCCCGAACATGTAGAACAACGCAAACGCCGATCCCCCGAGGACAAGCCAGTCGGTCATGGTCAGTGGGGTCAACGATCCCGTGGAAAATGCCGTACCAATGTCGGTGAAAGCCGTGGTGAATGGCGCCGCGAACGAAGCAAGCGTGACCTGGCCCATCCCTCCCCCGGAACATCCACAGCCGCAGTCGTCATGTGACGCGCCGCATCCGACACCCGACATCCCAGCCGCGCGCCATGCCCCAATCACTGAGTTGGGTTGAATCGGATACATCGGAGCCGTGGGTACGAGATTCCCCATGCCGCGCATGATCGGGTTTTCAGGTACCGCGAATTGAGCGCCGACGAAATCCGACAAGTCTCCCATGCCGCGGATGATCGGGTTTTCAGGTACAGCGTATTGCGCCGCTACAAAATCGCCCAAGTTGATTCTCATGGTGTTGGTGTTGCTCCCGTCGTGGCCGCTGGAACTGCTGCAGCCGGATTCTGAAAATACTGATACGCGAGATAACCCGCGAACGCGAGGCCCGCGACAATGGCGACTTGCCCAATCGTGGTCGTACTTCCCGACGCCGCCCGCTTCACGCCGCGCTTTGCCCGTCCCGCAGTTCTGCCGACGCTCCCCGCAACGGACTTCGAATCCTGGAACAGTGAAACTGCAAGATAGCCGCCGATGGCGATTGCGGCCCATTCTCCGATGCCCCAAGTCGAGATGTTCGTCGAGCTGAATAACTGCCCCATGCCTTTTGCGGTCTGATTTTCTGGAAGCGCGAAAGCCCCATCGACAAGTGCGCCCGTGTTTCTGAGCGAGGGGACGTTGAACGCTTCGATCATGAGGGGTTGCGTCATTTCTTCACCATCGATTCGATCAAAAAGAAAGCCGCAACAGCCGCGCCGAGATACCAGACTGAAACCGGGATGTTGGTCGATGACGCCAATCCCGAGGCGATTCCACTTGCGGTCGATGTCGCCACTGTGCCAACCGCGCTGCCGGCCGCATTGCCAACGACTGCAAGTGCGCCCTGAGTCGCGCCGACATAGAGAGCGTTTGTCGGATCGGCGCATCCAAGGTAGGCTTGGCACGCGTTAGACAGCCAAATGTAATCGAAGAATCCGCAGGGATCCGCGCCGCACGGCGTAGCGACACCGGTGACGCTGGCGCCCAATGTCGGATCGACCTGTCCCATTCCGACAAGGCTCATGCTCGCCCCCGTGCGGCCCGATGCGCCACGTTCACAAGCTTGTTTACAATCGACGGCATTCCCATTGACCGGGTCACCTGCCGCGTCAAATCGTCCAATGCTTCGTCGATGTCTTCCTGATCGAAGCCGGGATAGGCTGGCGGATACGCGAACTCCTGACCATGAACAGTCTGTTTCTTAACAGTCTTTTGCTCATGGACTGCCGATTTCTTGACAGACTTTTGCTCACGCGCTGCCAATTTCAACTGCTGATCGAGTAGCGCTTTCTTATCCGGGTCTTTCAGTACCGCGTAGGCTTCATTGAGCGCCTGCGTGCGCTTCTCGTTTGGCTTTGGCCCGTCCGGGTGGCACTCGCGCACCAGCGCCGCCCACGCCGCGCGGATGACGTAGGGCGATGCGGTTTCCGATACTTCGAGTGTCTGATAGGGGTTCATTTGTGGCTCATCCCCATAAACAGAAAGCCAGCCGCTACGAGGCCGACCGCGATATAGATATTTGTGTCCGGGATTCCGGGAACAATCGAACACGTCGAACCCGTGGGACATGTTGGAATCGCCGCCGGGGAGACTTCGGGGAAGGCGAGAGAGATGCCGGTCGAGGTGTCCACGTTGCCGCTGGTACTTGTGCTGCCAGTGACCTCGGGGAATCCTAACGTGACCTGCCCAAGCCCGAGCCATCCCATTCCGATTCTCATCCGCAAACCTCCGCAAATGAAAGATGGTCACCGGGCTGTGTGCCGGTTCTTGAAACCGTGCCGACGGGTAATTCGAGCGCGGCCCGAGCTCCATCACACGCAACCATTCGTCCCTCATCGAGTGAGAAACAGCGAATCACGTGGCCAGCGCGCGAAATGAAAATCACATCGATTGGAAACTTCATGCCGATGGTGTGAATCCGCGAAGCCGAGCGGATGTAGAGGCCCTCATCGGGATCGAGCGAATCGCGATTCAGTAGGCCGACGCGCCGCGCTTCGAGGGTATCCGCGACTTTCGCGCGCGTGGCAAGAGTTGCGTGCCTTGTTTCATTCACGACCTGAAGAAAGACGCTACCGCTCAACTGATCTTGAGAGATCATCATCCCCGGCTCCGCAACTGAAGTTGTCCCCGTCATTTTTTCTTAAACAGCGCTACCGCTCCCACAATTCCTGCGATAATCCAAAACCACGTCGCATCGGAACAGCTTCCACTTCCCGAGGGAGTTGCTGTGGAACATGACTCTTGAGGAGTGAATGTTTGCGCCCATGTGTAGCAGTCTCCGCCTCTGAGTCCGTTCATATTTTGGCCTCGCCTCTACCTTGAAACACGTCTGATCGTGAACGCTCGACAGGTCCACGATTTGCCCATGTCGAAAAGAGAATTTCAACGCGAAGATCGAACAGCGGTGAGGCCGACATATTACCAACCTCCATGAATCGCGCTGGCTGAAATACCGTGATAATTTCCAAAACCTGCTGGCTGTGGAATAGAATTCAAGATGGCCAGCGCTTGGTTTTGTTGTGCCTCAGCCGCAATCACAAATTGAGCCGCGCTGTACTGCGTATAGTTCGAAGTCGAGGCCGGGCGCCCGTTCGGAAAGAAGGTCGAGCCGTAAACCGTCGGGTCAATCGCGGGGAACCCGAGCTGGTTCCAATAAAACTGCCACTGGTCCGCATTGAGCATCGTCTTACCAGTGGTATTCGCCGCGGCTAACTGCGTTGCGGCTTGAAACTGTGCCGCGGTCATCCCGGAAATTGATGGGGCGGGCGGAGTCGTGATCGGAGCTGCTGGTGTCGCGGTCACCGGCGCGGAAACAACGGGCGAAGTGGTCACGACGGCAGCGGGCGCGGATGGAACGGTAGCCGCGGGAGCAACGGCAGTTCCAAATAACCCGCTGAACCATCCTTGCTCATACCCATAGAACGCCAGTGCGCCAATGCCGGCGATCATGAGGATTCCTGTGGAGTCTTGCGCCATCAGGCGACTCTCCCCTGTCGAGCGTTCAAAAGCCGTGTGTTCACAATTAGAGGCGAGGCCAACATAAAATCAGCGACCCCCCTTCGGTAAAATTAAAGCGGCAACCCCTGCAAGGAGGGCAAGCGCAATGACGGGATTCTCGTTAATCATCCGGTTAAGTGCGCACCAGCATGAATCGCTCGAAACAATAACGGGCGCGTTGGCTTGCGTGATGTCCGGCAACGGCTGAAGAATATTCGATGGTGTTAAAACCGGAGTTGAGGCCGGTATATTGACCTGCGGAGCATCCGGGGACGCACCGAGTGGAATAGAGAGAGCCGGAAATATGCACGTCGACCCGGTCCATCTTCCGCCCGCCGCAACGCAGCACTCCAGACCCTGCCCCCAACCCGATGTGAGTATCTGAGATCTGTAGGGCGCACACACCGGGTCACTGCAAAATCGCCCTCCTGTCGGTTCAAAAAATCCAGCGTTGGGACATGCCATCTGAAGATTCGCGTAATTCGGTCCTGACGGAATCGCGCCGCACGCCAGCATGTCGCAATTGATTTGATTTGCGGGCTGCATCAGCGTCGACCTCCCATCAGACCCGGCAAAACCATCAGTGCGGCGACAACACCAACGGCCACGGCCCAGTTCGGAAGTCCCGTTATCAAACTGGAGTTGGTCAGAAACGAAAGATCCACTCCGCTGGTCGATGACGATGTCGACGAAGATCCGCCCGAGTTCGAACCCGGCGTGCTGGTATCCGCCGCGCCTGGCACTACCGGGAGTTGCTTGGGCTCGGGCGCCACATTATTAATCTGGCCCTGCGTCGGTTGCACGCTGGGCAGGAATGGACCAGGGGAAAATAAATTTGCGGCCGTTGGAATTTTAGGAGTCGCATTTGGAGCGAGCATCGCCGCGAGTTGCACCACCGAATATTTTGAGACTGGTCCGGCGGGCGTCATGACGGATCCGGCCGGGCAGTTGATTACGACGCCCATGTGATCGGTGAACGTCGCACCTGGCGAGGAATAACAAGCGTAGGCGTCCGCTTGGACGTTTTCGGGATATTGTGTCAGGTCTACCGCAACTGGATTCCCGCCCGTCGCCGCGGAAACGGCTGCGGGGTCATTTGCAGCCGCGCTTGCGGCAAGAAAGCCCGGATTTGTATTTGTCCAGGAACACGGATCCGTCGCGCCGTTGTAGTCCGGTGAGCTTGGATCTCCACAGCAGGTCAGTGCGCCTTTGAAGATACTGGCTTCGCTTGTGTTCGTCGGGATCAACGGGGGTTGACACGTCAGTCCCATCCCGCGCGGGATCATCATGCGTTGGCCTCGCCGCTATTTGCGGATGAGACGGATTGTGAAGGCTCGACAGTCTTGTATTTTCGCTCCGCTCGACGCAAAACCCATACAAGAAAGCGGACCATTATGTACTGAAAAAGACTCAGGCCGGTTTCGAGCATCTGTTCAAATCTATGACGCATCGGCGTGAGCAGTTGCAGTTTTTCTATTGGCGTGAGATCGTCGCGATAGCAGGATCTTTTAACGTTGGCTTCGCGTTCTAAAATATTTGCGAATTGAAGAAAGGTTAGTTTTGGTGACGCTCCATGTTCGACTGTCGAGCGCACAAATTTGACGGTGAACAAAAGCACGCCGAGGCCAACACAAAAACAAATCCAAAAAGTCATAGCAGCCCCGATTTAATTGCAGCGAACGCCGCAAGAATGGCCGCACCTATGAGGAGTGGCGTGTAATCCGTCGTTGCCGTCGAGCTCGAAGCCGCGCCAATCGCCGCCGTTGTTCCCGTCGTGCTCGAAGATGCGCCCGCAACGGGATCGGGTTGTACAAACGGGTCATTCGCAATCGGGTCCCTCATTCCCACAAACCAGTTCCAGCAGGTTTCGCCGGAGCCCGCCGGTCCCCACGGCGTGTAGGTTCCATCGGAGTTCCAGCCGCCCGGAGAGGCTTTCCATTTGCAGGCGCCTTGCTGCCGATCCGTAATACAGCGCTGTCCCGCCGCTGCGAGCGATGGATTATTGCAAGCTGCCTGAAGCGCGGCCCATGCGGTATCGAACGTGTTCAGCGCCGCCGCCTGCATCGATGCGTACCTGACAGGCGATGACGTGTAGTGATCCACGTTTTGCGCCAAAATGCCGTCCGCCTGATTTGCAAGCGTAGTCGCTTGAATGCAGGTTTGGCCGCAACCCTTAAAGCAGTTGGCAACGGCAATCCCCACCGCGACTAAGGCGGCAACGGCGGCACCGACAACCGGGAGCGACACGCTCATTATCGTTAACCAGGGACTCATTGCCCCGAGTATCGATAACGTTGTGGTGATTCCCGTAGCGGCGATGGACGCGGCCGTTTCACCCGTCTGAAGGGCTGTGCTCTGCCCCAAGCCGGGATACCACTGGGACGTCGGATTGTAAGTGCGAACCATCATCTAATTTTTAGAAGCTTTAAATTTCGTGCCGCTCGGCGGAAGATTCCCCCGCTCCCGCTGTGATCGACGTACAATGCGAATTGCTGCTTTACCGCTTTTGGCCTCAACTTCTGAAATCTGTCGCCAGTCGTAACCTCGGCCCAGCTTTTCATAGACGCTGTAGGTCGGATTTGACGCGCGCTTTCGCCTGGCCGCTTTCTTTTTCGTTTTTCGCTTTTTCGGATTCTTCTTTTTTGCGCCGGGCGGGCCGGTCATCACAACGTCGACCGTGCCGTTCTTGTTCTTGCGAACCGAATGGACGCGCACGAATCGGCCTGTTGGCAAGCTTCTCATTTGCGCCTCCGGCTGTTCTTTCGCGCCTTGACATCTGCCAGCATTTCGGCGAATCGCTTACGCTTGGCTTTTGTGCCCGCTCGGGAATTGCGCGCCCGTTTGCGGTTCGCCGATGCCGCGTGCACTTTGGGTACTCGATCCCACGGGGCCCTCTGCGGCCGTTGACTGCCCTTGTCGCTTTCGGGCATTTTGTGCTGGTACACGTCGACTCGGGTTGTCGCGCCCTTCCCCGCTCCACCGGTTACTGTGAGATTCCCCGCCGTGTACGCGTCGGTAGAAGTCGAGGTCGATGTTTCCGTTGGGGAACGCACTTCGGTTGAAGTAGAGGTTGGCGACCGCACCTCCGTCGATGTCCCGCCCTTCGGATGATAGGATGACGACTTGTCAGGGTGGTCTGTGGCTCTCGGCGGATTGCGTTTGGACCGATTCGCGACGAACCGCCCGTTCACAATCCGGCCCGGCGTGACTTTCAAAACGCGCAAGGTGGGCATCTACTTTTTCCCCGTGAACATCGGTAACAGGACGATGGCGCCGATTGCAAGCGCGATATACGGGATGTAGGCGCTGATCGAGGAGAGGTTCACGCCGGCAGTCGCGTTCACCGCCGCCGCCGTGGTCAACTGCCCGGTAGCCGGGTTGTAGACCATATTTGTTCCGGCCACGGTGTAGGGTCCGCCCGCGGCTGTGCGGATCAGCGACACTGCGGAATTTCCAGTAGCCGCAATCAGCGCCGCCTGTTGCGCGGGTGTCAGACCGGCCTGTGCTGGCGTGAGCGGAGTATTCAGCGAAGAGGAACTGTTGTAATCGAGCTCACTGGTGATCGCTCCGCCGGAACAGCTCAAAATCTGAAAGCCGTTCGCGGGATCAATTCCACCGACGACGCAACTACCTGATGGTGTGGCCGGTGATACGGGCTGAGTGATTACAGGTGTCGCTATCGGTGTCGCAGGATAGTCCGTCGAGTAGGCAACACAGTTGTTGTTCTCGTCATACTCAGTACAATTTGCGACTTGCCCCAATCCCAAAAGCCCCGGCGATGTGAAGCCCGTCGATTTGACTCCCGTGTACATCGGAGGCCAGTTCAGATCGTAGAACTTTGAGATGTCATCCGGCGTGTACGGATCACCCGTGATTCCTGGAGGGTAGGGCAGCGTGGCGGGTACGAGTAGAATGCTCATTTGACCTTCGCTCCATGCTTGTGTTCGGGTTTATGTTCGGGTTCGTGATGGGGTTTTTTGACTTTGTGTTTGGCCTCGGTCGGATGTGCGCTCTGCGTTGGAATCGAAGGCTCGACAGTCTTGGGTATCGCAACCTCGGCGATAGGGCAGTCAGCGCGCGGATATCCGTTACATGGTCCGAAGTGTCCCGTTTCGCGAATGCAGAAGGCTGCCTGCTCGGGAGTTGCGCCTTTTTTGGCTGTCGAGCGCAGAGATCGAACGGTTATCAAAATAGCGGCGAGGCTAATAAAAACACAAATCCAGAAAATCACAAGGCCCTTCCGTTTAACCATCGAAGCCCAAGAAGCAAAGCCCCGGCTACCACCACAGGCGCAAGACCAATCACGGCTCGCTCGATCGGCGTCTCATCGACCGGCCATTCACGAAGTCTCGTCGACGGACATTCCCATCCGGGATATGGACCATGTGAAAAGTCGAGAGGAATGCGCGGACCTTTTCGGCCAAACGGATAAGCGACAACGTAGATGTGCGAAAACTCGCGAGGCCGTTCCGGTTCCGCGGCAACCGTGGCAAGAGAGCAGGGGATTCCCAGCGCAGTCAAAAGGCACGCGCCGTACATTGTGAAGCCGTCGCAATCCTCCACGCCCAACCCGCGGAGCGCGATTAGAAGAGATTGGTCCGCCGGCCGGATGAAAACCTCAACGGTGTCGTCGCCCAGCTTCCCGAACTCTTTTTCGATGGTTTCCTTGTGGCTGCCAAGGTCCAGGTCTTTCGCAATGTCCGCGTCCTGTCTGAACTTGATAAAAGGTTTGACTGCTTTCCAAACACCGGAGATCGGATCACCTCCCTGAGCGGCACGGAGCGCGTCGTCCTTAATCGGATTTGGCATGGTTTGCTTCGTGCCATCGGGCATGAGCTGGTCGATGGTTTCGCTTGAGGCGTCCTGGCGAATCAGGCAGATTGCTTTTGCGACGGCTTGTCTCACCTGCCCGTCCGGATCGTCCGGCATGCGCTCAAATGCAAACGCCACACGTGCGCCGAAGTCGGGGTGGTAGGCGGTGTCCATCGGTACCAGTACTTGCAGTTGGGTACTAGCTTGGACTACAATTCTGCTCAGTGTCAAGCGCTCTGATACGTATACTTATACTTTCCCGGCCTTCCGGAGACCGCCGCTGATGGCCAAAAAATACCTGAGCATCAAGTCAAAATGTTCCTTTCCTTTGCCTGACCGGCCTTCGTTTCGTGACAATTCTTCCGGCCGGAACGCAATTAACGGGTTCAAGTACTGGGAGTCCCTGCCCGAAGAAGCCGCGGCGATCGTCCGTTGTCGAGTTTATCGCCTTTATCCTCAAATTGACCTGAGAAAGATCGCGGATCGGGCAAACGCTCCCACTTCCATTGAAATCTGGGAAGGAAAGATCCCATTCGCGGCCGATGAATACGAAAAAGAGTTTTATCACCGTTTTGGGGCGGGCGATTTCAAAGTCTCGCTAGAAGAACAGGGCGTAAGCGGGATGGTCTGCGACATCTGGTTCTCGCTGACCGATATGGATACGTACCCGCCGAAGATCGACGACCGGACCCTGTTAATCGATAGCAACCGTGCCCAGGATTACATCAAATGGAGAGCCCGCCGCGGCGAACCGATCGGCGGATTGCCCGAACCTGAAAAGCCGAAAGAGGAGGAAGGGTTTATGGAATTAGGAACGCCCGCGAGCCCCGCCGCGATGTTGGTAGGCGGATTGGTTGACATGGCGAAAGAGCAGGTCGCCCAGTCGAAAAACGAAGCGCGGGAAGCGAGAGAGCAGGCGCGCGCGACTCCAGATAATCCGAATCTTACGATGACGGCCGCGAACGAATCGATCAAGTTGATCGCCGACACCAGCCGCGAGATGATGAAAAACTCGGGGACTCCCGATCCAATCAATTTATTCAAAGCAATTGTCGAGGTCATGCCGAAAGCGCCGGACACTGCGCCGATGTTCAACACGATTCTGAGCGTGGTGCAAGAGTCGAATAAGTCCATGATGCAACTGGTGCTGAACCAGAACA